TGGATGGCGGAATACGCCGCGCGGTGCGCCTGCGGTGCGAGATAGCGATCCAATGTGCCAGTGGTTTTCTTTGAAATCGTAGGCAACGTATTTGTCGATCTCACCTGTATCGGTCTGTGCATCAGATTGATAGAACCACCAGACTTCACCAAACTCTGAATTATTCCACGCCCAAACCTTAGATTTGTTTGTGTCCTGTATCTCGCCGAATACATGGTCAAATACATCGCAAGGCACCTCCTGCACGACGTTACCATCGAAACGGAAAAAGCCGCGCTGGCTCATCCAAAATACGCCCGCATCCGTATCAACTGCCGCCGCGCGGGATATTGCACCGCAGGCTGTGCCGACACGTTGGAAGCCATAAATGAACGGCGGGCCGCTGTATCTTGCGCTGTGCGCATCGATGTCAGTTAGTATCAAAACCTGACCGCGTGTGCGAATACCCTGCATTATCTGGCCAGCAGTTTGCAGCTCTATGTCGCCAGCTTGGTTTGCGGATGTTGGTGTCCACGCGGTGTTATCCTCAATGTCGCACCACTGCACCTTGCGTGGGTTGTTCCCAGCGCCTAACGCAAACAAGATGCGCTCTTCAGTTACAACTAAGCCAAGGTTGCCTATTGGCGCGTTAGAGATTTGCGCGGCATCACTCGCGACATTCAACTGCCACTCGTATAGCTTACCGTCAGCATATGAGCACGCGACAAGATACTCGCCCCAGTTGTCTAGCTGCCAGACATTTACCTCGCTATATGAACCAAATTGCGACCTTTCGGTGCCGTATGTGCCAACGCCGTAGTTGCCGTACCCGTAGCCTGTCTCCAACGTACTATGCTCATCGCCAGCCGTAAGGCCAGTCGGAGTGATGTCGTAGACCGTGTTGTCTGACGTAGCCACCTTTAATTCGTTATAAGACCCTCCCGCATAAAAGCGCGATCCGTCGTTGGCTTCCCACGTGTGAAACCCGCGTATCGGATTTGTGCTAAAGCTAGGCTTGCGTGAAGTCCAACCGCCCACTGGACGCAGCGTATTGTCACGCCAGCGCACAAGTGACGCGTCCTGCCATCTGCCTTGACCCTCTAAGTCCGTGCCGTTCTTATATACGCCTGCTGGCAAGTCTATCGGTACTAACGTCATGCCTGCGATCCATAAATTGTTCCGTTATTCACAACTGTGATTGATGTGCCTGAAATTGCAGCGCCGCCCGCTGCACCAGAGCCACCACCCGCTGCGCCCCAACCGCCGCCGCCGTCACCAACGTAAGTCGCAGTGCCAGCGCCACCTGCGTTGCCAAGCGATCCGCCTGTACCGCCTGTGCCGATTGGCCCTGCACTGTCTGACGTGCCGCCCGCTCCGCCTGAGCCGTTTAGGATGCGGCCACCGCCGCCGCCGCCATTTACGCGAAGACCAGAAAACCAGTTTGACCCAGCGCCACCGCCGCCACCAGCGCCACCGCCGCCACCGCGTCCACCGTCGCCGCCTGAGTATACGTCCTGCGGTGCGCTTGTGCCTGATTGGCCCACGGCTCCGCCTGTTCCGCCAGAATAGATTGTGCCGTTCTCATGGCGGCCACGGCCACCGTTGCCGCCACCTGCGCCACCGCCACCTCCGCCGTAGCCTGAGCCACCTCCGCCGCCGCCACCGCCGCCCGCGATGTATGCGCCAGATTGGTTGGTGATCGTCACGCCTGTCGCGCTGTTGTCAATCGCTGGCCCGCCGCTTTGAGCTGCGCCGTCATAGCCGCCGCCGTTTCCGCCGCGACCGATGATGTAGCCAGAGTTAAATATTGTGACTTTGCCGCTCATACTGCTTGGTATGGTTAAGCCGCCAACCGTCACATCGTCAGACCAGATGTAAACGCCAGACGCGATGCTAACGATAACCTTGTCGCTGCCGTTCCATCCCTCTGACGTAAGATACGTGCTAAGGTTTAGCTCTTGCTGGTTAGATGTAATCGTAAACTCGAAGACGCCAGCCGTTCTAAAGCCAAAGCCCCTAGCTGACATTCCTCCGAAGGTTGATAGTGCTGGCATTATGCAAATTCCGTCTGGCTCGCTAATACAGTGTAAGTGTCCGTCGCCGTCTTAATGATGGTAAACGTATATACGTCAATTCCGCTAGGGTTCCCGCTGGCTGGCGCTGATCCGCCCTGCCACTTAGGTGTAACCGCAGTGCCGTCAATTTGATATGCGCTGAGATAGTATGCAGTCGCACCCTGCGTCATCGCAACGCTAACCGTAATGCTTTCGCCATTGGCAAGCATGCTGTTTAGCGTTGTGCTGCCATCGCCGCGAAAGTTAATTGTGCGATTGGCTGTTTGATCTGCAGTGTAAAGCTCAACGGCCTGCGTCTTGCAGTCAAAGGTAATTGTGCCAGTCGTGCTTGTCTGCGTTGTGACCTTCTCGACGACTTCCTCGATTTTAGTCGTGCCGTTCAAGTCTGCGTCTGTGTTTGTGTAAGTGGCAACGTCAGTCATGGCAACTTGCACCATTGTGCCGTCGTCATTCACGACTACGCGGTCTGCGTCTGCAAGCGTTGTAGATGTCGCGGCTGTGTCGCCGTCTATTACGTTAAGCTCGGAGAACGTAACAGTCGCCCCGCCTAAGATGTTCAGCTCGTCAACTGTGACAGTTGCGCCAGTCAATATGTTAAGCTCGGCAGCGCTTGACGTGACTGCAGTCCCGCTGACGCTCCACGAACCCGCCGTCAGGTCTGGCGTAATCTCAAGATCGCCGTCTAGGTAATTGGCAACGGTGTCAAGTGTGCTGTTAAGAGTAGTACCCCATGTGCCGTCAGAACCGCCGACTATGGGTTTTGTTAGCGTGATAGCCATGTGATGTCTCCTTTGCTGCTAACATACAGCAGTTTTTAGCTTTCGTCTATGTTAGTGGGCTTTCATCAACCCATGTGTCAGTGTCTTCGGATACGTCTGTCCATATGTCAGTATCCTCAGATATGTTTGTCCAAGTGCCGCTTGCCTCTGCGACAAGTGACCATGTGTCTGTGTCTTCTGCCTGATCTGTCCAGATGTCGCCATCTTCCGCAAGGTCAATCCACTTCTCGGATAGCGACGCAAGCATTATTGATGTTGCCTGCGTTAGTAATGCGTTGCTGCTGTAAGTGACCGATGCTGCGATAATTTGGGTTGCTTCGCCAGCGCTTACTGCGCCTGTCTTTGTGCGTATGCGGCCTCCAGACACAAGCGGCGTGGACGTGGCGAGCGCAGACGCGCCCGTTGGCCTAACAATCAACGGCTGTACGGATGAGTGCGAGGATATTGCGTAGTCAACGTAATTGACCGCCCAGTAGTCTGCTTCGACGTACAAGCTGCGCGGCACAATGTAGGCGTCGAATGTTGCGTTAGCCCCGATTAGCGTTGTGGCTGCGGCTTGGCTTAGTGAGCCGTTTGTCCTTACACGATACCCGCCGACAAGCGTTGTGCCTGTGCTGCTAGAACGTACACCCGCAGTGCGGATGCGAACTGAGCCAGTGACTGTAGCAGATGCTGGGCTTTGCGACACGCCTGCAGCAACGACGCGGTTGCCGCCGAATAGCGAAGTAACCTCGCCCTCCGACAGCATCGCCGCGATCTGCACGCGTGTTGGCGCTGTAAGTGTTGTGCTTGTGCCGTCAGACTGCGCTGCGGCAAACTTGGCATCGCCAACCGCATACCCCTCCAGCCAGTATGTCTCACCGCCTGATGCGCTCGGCTCTGGCTGGACGTAGTATGCGGTCATGCTTTAGCCTTTGTCTGGTAGCTCTTTCTTGAGCATCTCTACGAACGCGTTGCGCCCAACTCTAAGCTGATCCAAGTTGAACTCCGCGCTGCCAATCTTTTGCTCTAAGCTGTTAATGTGATTAATGCACATTTTCGCAGTGTCGTTCAACTCGTCTTCAGTGTAGTCTACATCGTCAATCGTGATGACCTTTTTGTCTTCAGTCATTTGATCTCCTTTTATGTTATTCAGCGGCCCACGGTACTCCCGCTGCGCTGGTTGGGGTTTTGTCAGCTTCAATCTTGGCAGCAATCGCCGCCTCGACATCCGCTTGGTTTACTTCGGCTTGCGCCCATGCAATGCAGTTGGCTTCCGTTACGCTATCGTAAGCAATGAAGCCATCCGCATCCGCATCTGGTGTGTGGCTAGTTGTGCCATAGCTAGACGCAGAGTAATCACCGTCTACGCCTGTGCAACGCCAGTGGATTACAGTAATGCCACCGTCTGCCAAGTTACGTTCTGTCATTGGTACTGACCATGTGTATGTAATTGCCATGATGTTTCTCCTATATTGCAGCAATGATGAACGCTAGTAATTCGCTGTAGCGAACACCCATGCGTGATCTTTCTTCGCCAGTTTCTTCGTCAGTCCAAGTTGTGTGAATGAACATGGCGTAGTCACCAGCATCTAATCCTTCAGCCTCAAATGCAGCTTGTAGGTCTTGTGCAATGATACCAAAGTGCGTTCTGGCTTCATCGCCTTTTTCTTCTACAGCATCTTGCCAGCGGAACTTGCGCAGTAAACCTTTAGCAGCTACAGCGACACGTTGCTCTGCGTCTGTTAGCTCTGCAATGTCTTGCTTTTCGTTGCGGTCAGATGTTTGGATTGTGCCGTTGGTGGCGTATACGTCATCCCAGCGATACCCCGCTGAACCTAAGTCCTTTGAATTGTCTGCGCCCGCTCCAGTGTCGGTTACTGGGAAAATACCATTCGCATAAAAACCAATTCCACAAGGTTGTGAGGAGCTTCCTGCAATATACATATATCTAACTGAACTTATAACAGTAGACCCAATACTCCCCACAGAGGTGCCGTCTTTGTAGAAGTTAAAAAGATTTCCGTCATCAACAAGTCGGTTTGCATAGAAAACAGCGTCTGTTGTTAAGGATGGATCTCTTGTACCCACAATGGCACCGTCTGCTTGGAAGTAAGAACCCTCCCCAGATAATCCAACACTCGTCTTACCCACCAGCAAGTTACCGCTGCTGTCAAACCTAGCGTATTCAGTTGTCCCAGCGTTGTTTTTAAAGGTGGTATCGCCACGCAAACCGCCAGAGAGGTAGAGGTCTTTGAAGCGGTTATCGGCATCGCCAATATCGGTAGTGCCGTCAAGCCTGTCACCGTTACCATCAACAGGGCGGAAATCTGTATTAGTAAATTCTATCCCGTTGTGGGGTGAGTTAATATAAAGATTATCATTCGCCCTAACCCCAATACTCCCCACAGTGGTGCCGTCTTTGCGGAACTGCACAATGTCGCCGTCTGATGTCAGGCGGTTGAATACCCCCGCAATAGACCCGTTGCGTGTTGCATTAAGTCGACCATTGTCGTTAGTCTCAATCCCCGCAGTGGCTCCACTGTCAGCCGTTGTCTTACCCACCAGCAAGTTACCGCTGCTGTCGATGCGCATGCGTTCTGTGTCTACTGTAGCAAATGATAAACTGTCACCTGCGCCTGCACTGTTAAGCTGTAAAACACCCGTGCTTGGGTTCTGTATTTTTAATCTAACATTAGTTCCAGTAAAGAAAGCTATATCGGAGCCACCATCTACCTCTAAAGGAGCAGCAGGCGAACTCGTCCCAATTCCAACCTGTCCGTTGCTGTCGATGCGCATGCGTTCTGAGCTACCTAAAAAACTGGTTGTAGCATCACCACCTGTTGTAAATGAAAGCTCACCACTATCCATGATGATCTTACCAGAGCCAGAGCCATCTATTAAACCGATATTTGCAAACTGATCTGAACTCTGAATATACAAAGCATTGTTATCAGTCCCCATGTCTATATGCAAAGGTACTGCTGGCGAACTCGTTCCGATGCCAACCCGTCCAGAGCTGTCGATGCGCATGGCTTCTTGGAAGTCAAGATTACGACCCGTTGAGAACGCCATAGCGCCACGTCCAAAATCATCTTCTGCAATTACATCAATTTGACCCGAAGTGTGTGGAGGTGTTCCACTGGCATCATTACTCTCAAATTTGATAGAGCCTATAGTTTCTCCAGTTAGTAATCCAGTATCAGTTGACGTTATTTTAATTGCTGCACCAGTGTTGGCAGATACTTCAAGTAACTCACTAGGCGAACTCGTCCCAATGCCAACATTACCAGAGCTGTCGATGCGCATGGCTTCGCCAACGTCACCTGTAGCCCCACCATCATCAGTTAGGAAAGCAAGAGATGCTAAGTTATCGCCCTCCCTAATGTTGCGTATATAGCTATCAGAATTGCCTGTTCTGAAATGAAGCTGTGAGAATGAGTTTGTAGTGGTATCCGTATTTTCTATTTGAATGCCCGCATCATGGGTAGCGTCTGAATATGCAGTGCTATCTGTATACGAAATGTGCAAACTATTGTCAGGCGAAATCGTCCCAATGCCAACATTACCAGAACTATCTAGACTAAAACGTGGCTGACCCGCTGTACTATCATAAACATAAAACTTACCTGCGTAGTTTCCTGTGCCACTGCCTCCAACTCCTAATTCATATTTACGACCAGATGCTCCAGTATTACTAAGTTTAAGTGTAGAATAGTCTCCAGTTCCAGACTTACTTATATCAACTAAGGCTGATGGACTTGTCGTCCCAATGCCCAACCTCTCAGCACTCGCATCCCAGAAGAACTTTGCCGTGGTGCCTGTGTCCTCGTAGAAGCTGATGTCGCCGTTGCCTGCGATTTTGATGCGGTCATTTTCATTGGTCTGAAGGAGCAATGGGTAACTGCCGTTTTTCGTCCTAATAGTTGCGCTTGAACCCGCAGTAAGTAAGTCAAAATCTAATGCTGTATCCGTGTCTTCAAGGCGGATCAATGGAGTTACATTATGGCTAATGAATATATTTGAAGTAAACGTGCTTACCCCATCCACAGTCAGCCCATCGCTGGTCAAAGTACCCGTGATGTCTACGCCTGTGCTGGTGGTGGCGAACTTTGTAGCATTAGCATATCGTAATTCAGCGGCACCACTTGCAGTAAACTCAGCATATTTTGTACTTAAATCAGCAGTATAAAACTGTATTTTATCTGAAGCTGCTAAACGCAAGCGACCTTCGCCTTGATCGCTAATATAACTATGCAACCCATCATGGTAAATCTGTAGGTCAGACCCAGCCCCGAAGATGGCTTTGTCGTTGTCGCCGAAGGACAAGTTACCCGTCATGGTGCCGCCAGATAACTCCAGCTTATCCGTGTTTAGATTTGTAAAGTTGGCATCAACTTCGGCATGGGTAAGCGGTGACCCCTTCCCAGAACGTGTAACAATAGTAGCCATGGATTAGTCCAATCGTATTTTCAGGTTTCCAGCGGAAATGCGAAAGATGTCGCCCGTCTCAATCGTCTTAGGCAAGGCAGTAGTAAAATCGCTTGGATCGGTAAGCTGTGCATATGCAAGCAAATTTCCACCGCTAGAAGCGTCGTAAACGCCAGCGTAAGTCACGGTTCCCCATGAGGCTGTGGCAGTCGGAAACTCAATTGCAGATGTTGTTGCCGCTTCCGTTGGACTTGTGCCGCTCACAGAAAACGTAGCGGTTTGACGCGCGTATGACCCACCAGACACCTCAGTGCCTGCAGCGCTATCGCTAGACGCAGACGTGTGCAGCCCAACGTAAAGTGTTGATGGCGCGGTATAGGCGGCGCCTTCGAACACATGCCCCAGTATCTTATCTTCAAGATAGTCTGTAAAACTCATTAGTAACTCCTAAGATGCATTCGCAAGCCAGACTTCTGGCTCATGGCTTTTTCTGACGATAGATTAACACTATCAAGAGCAGATTGATATAGGTTCGCCCAGACGGGTATTCTCGCGTCCTCACCCAAGAATGGCGCCGTATGCATCAACGTGCCATACAGATAAACGTCCGGCGCATCCTGCAGTAGCCAGTTGTATGTGTTGCTATCAGACAGAGCCTCGTTCTTTGCGTAATACAATAGCTCCGCAGTGTATGCCGTGTCTGGCGTTGGATACACCTCAAACGCGCCATCGCTCATTGTGAAATAACGCGGGCGCCCTGTCGTGTTTAACGCATCCACGCGCTTGCTGATGATTTCAGCGTGGCTTACTTGTGTGAGTTCAAACGTATTGCCCTCGCTCAAGTAAAAGCGAATGCTCTCTAGCCAGTCAGTCGGCACACGCGAATACTGATCGTCTAGCTGAACTGTCGCGCGCTTTTCCATTTTCCAATGGCGAACCTTGCGCGCGATGTCTGCTTCCGCCAAGTCAATAAACGTATCAATCGTCTGATCGATGTCAGGCTTATTGATGAAGTTTCTAACTTGGTCTTTGAGTTCCGCGTATGTCGATGGCATGTGTCACCTTATGCGTTGTTTGCAGCGTTGCTAACAGCAGCCAATGCAGATTGTTGAGCAGATGCAACGTCAGCAGGCGCAGACAATGAGAAGCCAGCAGATTTAACGTCATCAAACGATAGCGTCTGCTGCGACTTGACTGCCGCCATAACTTGCTGCGACACTGTGTTGTTGAACACCTGATAACGCGCGTCATCCATTAGGAATGGCGTTGCATGTAGCAATGACGTGTAAAGATACACATGCGGCGCATCTGTCAGAAGCCAGTTTGTGCCGTCTGACGCACCCGAACGCAAAGACGGAATGCGCTGGTAGTAGTCAATGTCAATCGACAGAGAGCCAGACGGTGACGGCGTTACAACCATTTCACGACCAATGATTGCAAAGAAGCGCGGGTTTGCCGCAGAACGTGTGCGCGTGCGGCGTAGCATTGTAAGCTGCTGCGGCGTAATTTGCTCTAACGGCTCATCCTCAGTAGACGCGACCTGCGCGTACACGACCTCTAGCGCATCCGCTGGCAACGCGGCGCGACCAGATGTGATTGCAGTTGTATTTGACGCAACCATGTCAGCGCTACGCAGCACGTCGTTTAGAGTGCTTTCCGCTAAATCAATAAAGTCTGGGATTTTTTCATCAAGGTCAGCGCGGTTTAGCCAATCCCCGATTGCAGTCTTTAAATCTGCGTAGGTTGTAATTGCCATGTTAAACTCCTAAGATTGGCTATTTATAGCATATATATTACTATATGGTCTACCACTTCACTTTGTTGGCCCAGTAAGCCGCAGACATCTTGCCCTTGGCTATGTTTTTCGCATGGCGCGCCTTAAAAGACTTAGCACGCTTTGTCATAGTTTTATCGCCCGTCTTGCCTTGCTGGCCAAAGCGAATGGTCTTAACCTTATCGCCTTCTTTTGCCACAACTACGTGTGACTTAGTGGCGTGGCTTGGAGTGCGCTTGGGCTTATTATAACCCGATACTCCAGCGCGGGCGAGGCGGGGGTCTTTAGTCACGTGGGTAGCGCCCTGTGTTTAGATATTCCAAATAATCCGCATAATCTTGCTGCACGACGGGAGAAAGAAAATCCCTATCCTGAGCAAATGCAAGTAAACTCGGCACTGATGGATTGTAGTTTACCATAGATGGGACGGCTTGGTTTTTGCTAAGAAGGCCAGTTTCTTCGCTAGCTGCGCCAGTCGGAGCTGTGTAGCCTTCTATGTATGGCATACTCATGCTTGGATAATCTGAAGCCTGTGGGGTGCGAAATGCAGTAGCGCCTTGCTGATCACGCGGATCAGATAAATCTTGCTGAAGGCCACGCTGGCGCTCAATGTCTGCTAGCGCCGCGGAAAGAAGACTGTTTTCTTTTTCGGAAGTCTCTGCGGATGAAGTCAAGGGAGCTGCTTTTTCGTCCCTTACAACCTTAGCAATCCGCTCAACATTCCCCTGAGCCTCAAGCGGTTTAGCAAAAAGATTGCCCAGCATCGAAACTAAGCCACCACCCTCAAACTTATCGCCAGATGCGCCTGCACCGCCGCCATCTAACATATCCAGCAAGCCAGTAAAGCGTTTGCCTGTTGCGGCCCTGCCACCAAGCCTTTCCTCTAATCTACCACCGCCTAGCGCATTAACAGCGCCCAAGCCAGCTAATAAACCTAATGCCTGTCCTGCGTTCATTTCTTCTTACCTTTTTTCTTTGCGCCAATCTTCTTTAGGTCTGCGCCAGTAATTTTCTTGCGTGGTGGGGCCACTGCGGCTAACTTTTTTTGCTTTGGGCTATACTTAGAATACGGCATTAGGACCTCACCTGCTTTTCCCATTCATAACACTTAACCTGCATGATTGTATACGTTGGATATTTCATCTGCAAAGATGGAACTCCGTTCTGCATAAAATCAGCAATACATTCATTCTCATCAGCATACGCAGGCCCACCGACTGCAAAGCAGTAATTCTGGGCGCACAAGAGAACAAACGCGGTAAACATTACATCACTTCTTTACTTTCTTCTTAGCTGTCTTAGCAGCCTTCTTAAATGCTGCAGCAGTTGGCGCACCCTTTGCACCAGCTTTGCGCATCTTTTCGCCAGAGCCTGCTGCAATC